GCCGTCGCTGCCACTCGGGGAGCCATTGCTCTTGATCTACGGTAGTCTGTTGGAACTGCGCAAACTCGGAAGCGTGGCGGCGCATTTCGCCCTCGGCCTCGATCATTTGCCGAGTGTCGTTCGCCTCCTGCTGCTTTGCGGCAATTTGAAAGCCCAGTTGACCAACGCCAACCAGTGCTTGCCCCACGGCAGGCCCGGCAGTCACGCCTTGCCCGACCATCGGAACACGAACGCCGGTTGTATTGGCTGGAACTTGACCGCCGTTATAGAGAGGAATGCGCGCCATGGTTATTTCGTCGAGGTGCGTTGTGTACCACGGTTGCCGTAAACGCCATAAGCGCTACCAGCAACACCCGCCGCATTGCTAAGCAGCGTGCCGCCAGCTTGCCCGCGGATGGCGTTTGCCTGCGAATTGCCCTCGTAAATCGACGCCTGCGACTTCGATCCAAGCTGCCAGTTCGTTGTGTCGTTCTGGTAGGTCATATCCTTTAACTCACGCTGTTGAGCGGTGTAGGTATCCGCCATGATGTCAAGCGGACTCCCCGTGGTGCTGAGAAACCCGGTATCTGCTAATGCTGCCTCCTGCCCCGCCGTGAACCGGCGTTGCTCCATGATCTTTCGGCGCTGAGCCTGTTCCGTCTCCGCCGCCTGCCGCTGCTGCTCCATGCCCAGAGCGTCGGCTTGCGCCTTCGCATTCATCTTTGACTGTTTAGCCTGATCTTGGCTGGCCGAATAACTCATATACGCCCCGGCAGCGCCCACGGCGGCAGAGGCAATGGCCGCATAGGCGGCAAGGGTTCCCACTTCAATTCCCATGTGATACCTCCATTGAGTAAATGCAATTCAAGAGCGGCATATTGCCCACCGCCCCGCCTGTCTTGCGTGCGTAGGGCGCCATGTCCGCATTCATTGCGATTTTAAAAGCCCGCACTTGCTGCCCACCTTGCTCGTTGATGGCGTTCGCCCAAGCTCGAAAAGCGGCAATCAGTCGTGCCCAGGCTTCCATCCCCGTTTTCTTCGTGACACGTGGAGACGCGTAAACGTGGTCTATTTCCACAAAAGGCGTGTCAAGGATCATCGCCCCCCACGCGCACATCATAGGAACGCCGTCCAACTCGGCTAGAAAACCATGCGGAGACACCAGCCCAGCAGACAACGTGCAGCCGCGCCGCCTGGCCCAACCTTCGAGCAGCGGCATATCGTCCGCTGTCACTGCGCGCACGGCGATCATCTTTCCACCTCCGAAGTCAGAATATACCCAAGCATGCCAAAAGGATAAGGATCTGAATGCTTGATTGCAAACGTAGTTTCTGAAACTCCGCCACCTGCGCCGGGAATGTGCTCCCGAATCCGACCTGTGTATGGTGCCGTTGTCCCGGCAGGATAGTTGATTGAGTCAAAAGTCGATGCGGGAGCGTCCGCATACGTGCCGCCGAGGGACTGGTTAACAATGAACTGCACGCGCCGAGGTTGCCAGTGCCGTCCCTGCGAAGTGCCATCTTGAAGCAAGACATCGAGCGGCATGCTTTGCACAAGACTTTCGATGGGTAGGCCTATAACTGGATTCGTTGCAGCCGTCGCGTTGTAGCCTGTGAATGTCGCCGCCCCTGCTGATACCACCGCCGAGGACACGGGAGACGCCAGTCCGGCCAGCATTCGCACAGAGCGACCATTCAGCGACGTGAACCCGCTGATGTTGCAGTTTGCCCCACTGTTGACCACGGTCGACGCCAGGACACCCGTAGATGCGCAGTCCAGCCAAGTTTTACCGTCCATCGTCCCGGCCTGCTCAGTGTTCCATTGAAACGCCGCAGGGTCAAATCGCTCGATATTCCGCACCGTTGCGCCGCCAATCGTGCGTTTAACCACGAACCATACCTCGTCCGACACGTCCGCGCCGTAGATTGTGGCAACACTTTCGAAGTCGTCGCCCGCGTCCTCGCCGGTCAAGTGCCGATGCCATGCCGTGATCTGCTGCTCGCGTGAATAACTGAACCCTGCCAGCATCCCGTTGCCGATCACGCACCAAAGGATGGGATCAGGCGTGGACTGGTAGGCCATTTGCACGATACCGCCTTGTGTGATGTGCTCCGCGAGGACGTTCATATCAGGCGAATTGAACTGGTCGCCGCTGAACTGGTATGCAAACTCATGCACCCGCCGCCCGCCACGCGCTACGATAAGCAGCGCGTCAGCGATCAATTCCGCAGGAATGCCGCTTGAGCCGTTGTTCGTGTGCCGCCGGGCGCGCATGTTTTTACTTGTGAGCACTGAGTCAGTGTCGCCGCTATCCACTGTCCACTCCTCGCCCGTGGTGCCGATAACCAGCGTCTTGCCGCGTGATGTCATCCAGCGGATTTCGTTTGATTCCTGCGCGGCCAGAGTGCGGTCGATGGCTGAAGTGTCCAGCACGCCGCCGAGGAAGGTGTAAAAGTCGTCAATCTCGCTGCCCCAGATTCGACCGGGATTGCTAGACGTGCCGCCAAACCATAGCCGCCCGCCGTGAAATGCCACCGTGCGAGGATAGCCCGCCGTGCTTGAAAACGCTGGCTTGCTGAAAAGCGTCGTGTTCACTCCCACGGCCTCGTATGGCAAAATAACATTTCCCGGCATTGCAACAGTTCCAACTACCGCCGTTGTTGACGTGTAGCTTGTGATAAGAAATGGAACCTTTACCGAATTTGAAATAGCCTCGAGCTTCATGTAGTTCCCCGCTTGCGCAGCCGTGGTAAAAACCGTTCCAATACGGTAGTATGCACCCGTTGAAGGGGCGGTTTCAGTATGGGAAATGTTGCCGTCGCTGACGTTGTTTAGCCTCCACTCTCGAATGCGGACCCAGTTCGCCATATCATTCGAGATTTCGAGAAACAGCGTGCCTACAGGCCCGTTGTTCACACTCCAATTCGTTGTGATGAGCATGTCCCCTTGCATGAAGATTGGGGGGCAAATATCAGGCGTGGCACTCCAAAGATCCACCCGCCTAAAATACTCAAGCGCTCCGATTTCTATCAGCCAAATATTGCCCACATCCGAAGATGTGAACAGCGCCGAGCTTGATTTAAGAGTGTAGTTTATTGTTCCTCGGTCATAGTCTGTTGAAGTAATCGTCCAAAAAGCCGACCAGTTGAATCCAATACCGGGACGTGTGAACGCCGCGCTCGTATGAGCAACTGAGCATGTGTAAATGACGCCCTCTTCTCGGCGCACGTTGCCTGCAACATAAGCCGTCCCAGTGGCCCACGAGGTAATGACCGTGCTATTGACCGACAGTGCCCATACGGCCTGCCAGCTTCCACCCACCCCAGGCTGCGTTGCGGCGTCGGCAGTATAAGCGACGGTAGCGGTGAAAATTTGATTGGCGTATGTCGCGTCAATACCAACCACGCGAGTGCCGATTGCGTAAGCCGTGCCGATTACCCATGGTGAGATATTGTACTCGATCTTCACCGTCGTTCGCTCAGAATTCACGTCTAAAGTCGGCGCAAAAGTAAAGGGGACCAGCTCAAGCACCCACGTTGTTTCTGCAAACCGGGACAGCCGGTAAGGCAAATAGTTCGGATGCGTGAAAAACATCACGTCGTTAATCTGCCGGAACTGGAGCCCGAACACATCAGCTTTCGCCCAGGGCGTCGGAATCTCAAACACGGAGCCGGTTAGCTCGTGCCAGTTGCTCCCTACGCTGAACGATCCGCCCGAGGTGTGCGCCGTCTTGCAATAGTAGTTCGTGCCGCCGCTTGAGCGCACATCGCCCACGACATAAGCCGTAGTTGCGGCCCATGCCGTCACACCGGACACTGACACTTGCGACGGCGTTGTCCCGCCTTTCCAAAATCGCATGTAGTAGTCCCCGACTTCGAGAATGTAGTTCGTGCTCGTGGAACGTTTGAACGCAATGCAACGGGTGGAATCCGCCGACGTTTTGACCCTGCCTGCATACTGAGTGCCGGGACGCTTGAACACTCCACCGTAAGGGCGGACGATAAAGTTTTTCATCGTAGCGCAACCAGATCGCAGTTTATCGGTGTCGAACCGGCCACCCATTAAAGGGGTAAGCTCGCCACCGTTGAAATTGGCATGAAGGGTATTCATCGGAAGGCGTAACGGGAAGCGACGAGTTTAGAATTATAGTCGGGATCATTCACGCGCCCTTTTCCTTGCCGGGCGTCCCGCGTCTTTGCCTGTGGCGAGATCATGCCCTCATACTGCTTGCGCATTTCCATCCCCTTGCTGGACGATTGGGCAAGCTCTGTTGCAATGTATGAGGCGAGCAGGCAGGCGAACGCGTTAACAAACTCCTGCGGCCAGTTTGCGTATGTTGTATGCTGATAGACGTAGGACAGTAAAAGCTCGTCGTCATCGCACAGCAATAACCCGGCCTCAACCGCATGAGGAATTGAATCTTCCTCATTGCCTTCCAACCCGTTGACCTTGTTGCCGCGGATGAAGTCAGACGGCAGCGTAAACTGATAATCCCAGCCGAACAGCGGGGCGAGGATAAATGAGCCTGTACCGCTCGTGTGTGACCCGCTAAATACTGAGTATTGCAGGTCAAACGTGTCAGCGTCAATGCGTGTGACATAGAACGTGCCAATTGCACCGGGCACACCTTGAATCTCTTTTGTGTGTATTCGCTTTCCGGTTGTCAGGCCGTGCGCCGTGGCTGTGACGCGGATCAATCCGGCCCCGTTGTCAGCCAGCGCCACGCCGGAAAGCGCCGTCCATGTCAGCGTGAGCCGCGCCCGAGTCGTGGCAAAATTCCACGGGTGCGACGCCAAGGCCTCATCACGGGCTGCTGCAAACCACTTGAGCAACACGCGCCCTTGAGCCGTCGCGGTGTCGAGCGCGGTGATTTCTTTCCCAGCAATAAGGGAGAGTGAGAGGTTGGCAATTTCGAGCTGAGTCATAAATGTTCAAAATAGAAGCCCCCGCCGCCCACATGAAAGACGACGAGGGCCGAGGATTCACCAACCACGATGAAGATGTTACGCGAGGGTGTAGGCAATGGTCCAGGTCTGCGTATGAGACGCGCCGGAAGTGACGGTGCCCCAAGTGGCGTAAACCCAGGCATCGTCTGTCAGCGTGACCGGCGTGATTGCAGCAGCGCCCGCCGTGGCACTGAATGTCTCGAAACCAGCAGAGCCACCGAGGGCGATACCTGTAGAGTAGCCGTCAGCGTCGCCGGTGGCGTCGTCGTAGATGTAGCCTACGGTGCCTGTGCAGGCATCGCCAGGATCACCATGATCCACCAAACACATGTGAGGCAGAACGCGAGCGCCTTTAGGCAGGCGCAGGAGGTAGAGCGGGTCAGCAGTCGCGGCGGTGTAGCCGGTCTTTGTGACCTGCAAAACGTGAAGATTGCCCCCTGACTGTTTGAGGTTAGGAGCCGCGCTCATATCTGAAAGCGCATCAAGTTGGGACTGTCCGAAGGTGGTGTAAACAAGAGCCATAAAAGTAAGGAATTGAGTTTGTGAAGAATGGAAGAACGGGGGCCTTTCGACCCCCGCTCAAGTTGAGGTTACGGGCTTTCGTCCGTGTAGATGCGAGCGACTTTTTCGTTTTGCGTGCGAACAGCGCCGCAGCGGTAGACGCCGCGAATCTGTTGCGCGTGACGGCGATCCGGTAGCGTGTCGATGTGGACATTACGCCCACCTTCCGCGAACTTAATAGCCGACTTGTGCCACGCAAAACAGGTGCGGACATCGGTCGAAGTGTTGCGCGTGAGTCGCTGCGAGCGAACGAACGTAAAGCCGAGAAAGCGAGTGATCGTGCCGTCCACCAGCGCTTTTACGCTGGCATAGTCGGCACTGGTCATTTTGTCCACCAACAGCATGTCTTGCAACTGCTGCGCGGAATGAACGAAGTAGCGGTCACCGTCTTCGACTTCCTGCTCGTCCAACAGCTTCTTGGCGCGTGCGATTTTAGCAAGCGTGAGTCCGCTGTTAGCAGTGCTGCCGCTGGCGACGTAATCAACGGCGATGGACATTGCAGACAGAAAGCTGTCTGAAGTGGTGCCGTTTTCGCCAATGTAGCGGGTAGCGTCGAAGCTCTGAATGATAACATCATCCTTCGTGCGATTGGAGGCCATGGCCATTGTCTGCACTTCGTCAGAATTTGGCAGCACGACGTTACCGAGCTGAATCTGGTCGTCTTCGTCGAACGTAATAACACGTTCAAACTTGCGCCGATAGATCCAATAGCTTGCGCCAGTCGAATCACCGTCCGGCGTGTCGCCTTTACGGGTTGTGACTTCGGTCATCGAACCAACATCGAGTTGGTTGAACTTACGGCGTTTGCCGTTGATGGTGGTGGGAGTGACGGCTGCGCCAAGGCGCGAGTCCATCTGTTGAGCGAGCATTTCCCAGTTGCTGGAAAACTCGGTAGGAAAGTATGTAGTCAGTTGGTCAGACATAGCCGGAAAGAGATTAGATGTTTGCGAGAATGGCGTGTCTGAGTCGTGACTTGCCGGGTGGTTTACCCTCTCGCGGGTGTCTCTTTCGAGGCCGCTGCTTGGCTCTCGCGGGTATCCCGGTGAAGGGGCCGCTTTGACTCTGTAATGATGGAGCGGAACTTTCCGCCGAATGTCAAACAGAAAAAAGCCGGGGCTTTTGGCCCCGGCTTTTAGATTGCCCTGCTGATACTGCTACGCGTCCTTTACGCCTTTTAGTCTTCGCATAAGTGCCGCCGCCTCTTGCTGCCGTGCCGCGCCTTCATCGCCCATATAGGCTTTATGCCATGGATTATTCGGATTCCTGCGGATGTCTTCGGCCTGTGCAGCGCCGTCCATGACAATGCCCGCCTTGTCACTACCGACCAAGGAGTCGGGCTTGATGAGTCGTGACACCGTTAGCATGGCCTTCACAAACTTGGCATTGTTGCCCAACTCGCCGTCTTCGAGATCGAAACCGACAACTTGAGCAGCTTTTGCGGCCAGCCCCATATTGGCCTCAAAATCGTTGCCCCAGTCTTTCCGAAGCTCCGCCTCCTGTGATTTGACGAACTCCTGTAACTGAGACTGCCCGGTCTGGTTAAGTTTTGCCATGCGCTGAGCGTCAAATTCGACCAGCTTTTGAGCAGCAGTGGGCGTGATGTTCAGAGAATGCGCCAGCTTGGCAAACTCCCCAACCTGCGCCTCATCCCATGTCAGACCGTCCGGCAGATTGTCAGGCTTGGCTATCTTGTAGTCTTCGACCTTGGCAGGAACGCCGGTCAATTCGCGAATCTGCGCGTTGAACTTTTCCTGTTCAGCGGGTGGCGCGTCCGGCGCTGGAGCCTTAAACGTGGATTTCTGGCCGATCAACTTTGACGCGTTGACATGACCGCGCATGAGTTCCACAGGGTTGGGATACTTTGCGAGCGTCGCCGCCGATGGCTTGAGGTCGTCAGGGAGCCCGGCATCCCAGCCGGGCTTAAAGTTGCCTTTGTCATCGAGCGAGCTGCGGAAGTCCCAAACGGTCGATACACCTTCGCCTTCACCGGCTTGAGTCGTGGCCGCGGTCGTTGATGTGGAGGCTCCGCCATCACCAGTAGCACGCGATAGCAGCGTTCCACCACCTCCGTTGCTGCCACCATTGCCATCTTCACCTTCGAGGAAAAATAGAGGTTTGAGTTTCATTATTCAGCCTCCTTTGCAAAGTCGTTTTCTGGCGCTGTGTCCTTCTTCTCACCGGGAAGCTTGTCTTGCAGTTTTGCAGCAGCGCGCTCGAACTCTTGCACTGTGGCAGGCACACGCCGGTTATCTGGGTAGCGCACGGCGATTTCGTCGGGCGTTGCGTGAGCCTTGAACCATTCGACGTAATCAGGAGTCTTGTCACCCATGGCCGGATGCTTGGCCGGAGGATGCGGGATCTTGCCCTCTTTGGCGAGGTTGTGGAGCCGATCAACTGCGGACAGGTCGCGCTCAATCACGGGAGCCCGCTCAATCACTGGCGCGTTTGGCTCATTTTTGATCATACCGCGTCGAAGCATTTCGGCGGCGAGTTCGTCGTCGCTGAGTGCCGACGCAGTTGCTACGATGGGATGATCATCAAGCTCCTGCTTACGCTGATCTTCGGTGCCAGCAACAAAGGTCAATGCAGGATTACCCGCAGCCTTCTTGATTGCGCCCTTGACCGTGGGGCCGATTTTCGCCAGCAGAAGGCAGGTGTCGCCTTCAATTTTTCCGATCTCGTCGCCGTCATTCGTGACAACGCCGTTGTTTATTTTAATGTCCATTGTGGTGGTGGTTAGATTGCGCTCGTTGGTTTCGTCACGGTTTCGTCTTCCGTGTATGCCGCACCGCGAGCACTGCGGAGGGCAAAATATGCCAGCACGGTTTTTTGGCCGTCTCGTTGAGCGGCTGCGTGCGGGTTAAAATTGTCGGTTGGCAAGAATGACTGGCTGAACATGCCAAAGTGAAGCTGTGCAGCTTCCATAACTGTCTGAAACGCCTCCGACTGCGACAGTTCACCCCATGCGTCATTCACGCGTGCGAGTTTATTACTGCGTTGTTCTTCTTGTTCCCGCTGTGTCATCCGGCAATAAGTTGTGCAACGGTGTTTTGAAAGCGCTGGTGGGCAATCGTTGCCATTTCGATGGCGTCTTTCTCGTCAAAGCCTGCCATTGGAGGGATTGCGATATTATCCTCCGGCGACTTGGGATCTCCGAACTCGCGCCCCTTGTAATTGAAGCGGAACGAAAAGCACGTTTTGCCCTGCATGAATGCCAGTAGTATGTCGGTGCGCGTTTTGCGCAGCGTCGAATATTCGTCGAAGTGATAGACGAGCAAGTCGTTGCCAGTGTTGAACGACTTGGCAAGATCGAGTTGTGAGCGTTCGGGTTGGCTGATATTCATGGTGTAACCTCCGCTTTGAATCCGCAGGCATCGCGGAGCTCTCCCATCGGGAATGCCGGGCCTGGATCATTCTTTCGGCTTGGTGCAATGTCCTCATGCCCCACGACATCATCGAGATTGTAGCGAGTAACCAGCGCCTTAGATACGGCCACGCATGCGGCAAGTTGCGCCTGTGGATACCCTTCCCATTTTTGCAGCGGCCCGCCGTTCTTGTGCTTCGCTGTCACTCCAAACTTGCCCCACTTTGCCGCCAGCTTTTCATCGTCGCCAGCGTTTGCCAGTTCGATGCCGATGGAGCAGGAGTTGAGCCCTTTAAAGCCTTTCCATGCAGATACCCCGGCGTGGCCGCATGTCTGATTGAACGGGCGGCACTGGTAAACCGTCCCGTCTCGGTCAATGACGATATGAGCAGATGCGCCCTTGGCCGCAGGCGTGCGCCAGAATTCAATGGAGCTTTCCGCGCTGGCCCCGCTGGTGAAATGGATCACGAGAAAGCGCCGGATAGGCATTGACTGCCCGCCCGCTACTGGACGCCTTAACGCGCCTTCCAACCAGTGAGATTGATCTATGGTCATTGCATGACTCCTTTCAGCGCTTCGACGCCGCCCATGTTGCCGACAGCTTTCGCTCCCTGCTCGACCATGGCCATTTGCTGTGCGGCCTGCGCGGCCTGCGCCTGCGCCTGCATCCGTTGCTGAACGACTTCCTCGTCCAACACGCAATCAGTCGGCATTCCAGCATCTCGCAGCCTGCCGCGTGACCATTCCAGCCAGTCGATAGGCTCAAGAACTTCAGGCTTAAACGGTGCCACCGCGAGGATCTCTTGAATGGCCCGCTGACTCCCAATGCTGCGCTGAGCTTTAATTGCCAGTGCAAGGCGGGACGAGAACGAAATGGCAGGATTCGGCACGATGCCCACAAACTCAGAGACGCGCTGAATAGCTTCCTCGGGCGGTTGCGGCAGCATCCCGGCTTCCATGAACATCCCGAACAAGCCTTGCAGCATTGGCGTGTGTTTCTCGCTGGCGATGCGGGAGAACGCTGGTGTGATGGCTGTGATCTTTTCGGCGGCGCGCTCGTTAATTTCGGTAGCAGTGCGGACACCGTCCAGCCCCTCAAACATGTTGAACAGTTGAGCGTGGAACTTTGCACGGATGGAGTCGGCGCGCATCTTCACGCGATCCTGCCCAATGTTGTAATCGCTGCCCTTTTGAATTGGCTTAGGCTCCATCATGCCGGTTTCGACGTAGTTCAAGCCTCCCGCAGACAAGACGAGCCCGCCCTCCATGCGCGAATCAACCAGCATTGCAGGACGCACGCGAATCTCCGCCTCGCAATCCATCATCATCTGAAGGAAGTTTATCTGTCGCGTGTCTGGCAGCGCAGCAAAGCCCGGGCCGTAGCCGTAAGCCGTTTTGCCTTCGAGTGCCGTCCATTTTAGATACCGTCCGCAGGAGAACGGGAACAGGTCAAAGCCCGACTCCTTAAGTATGTGCTTTTCAGCAATCTCAACGTGGCAGGACGCAAACGCCTTTCCCCAGTCGGCCATGCGTGCAATCTCGTTGTCTGGCCGTTCGGAGGCGGGACGAGGATAGACCGCGTGCAAAATTTTGATCTTTTGATTCTTGCGGTTGTCGTCGGTCAGAGCTTCTCGGGATTTTTGCGACAGCGACTCCTTGCCGTAGTGCTTCGCTGCTTCCTCAATTGTCCATTCAAATTCGCGGAACAGCGCGTCAATCACGCCAAACCGGTTCTCTTCCACGCAGTAAGATCCACATGGTAGCGACTCGAAACGAAGCTGGCCTTCTTCCATGGCGTAGTACATGGCTGAGGTGCCAAAAGCGCAATGGGTCAATAAATCCTCGTGGGATTCCGTATAATAACTGGAGTTTGAAAGGTATTCGCGGCCAAGCTCGCTGCATTCCTGCGTCCATTTCACAACCTTGTCGGAGTCTCGAAGCTGCCGAATCGGGTCAAAGCTGAACCATGGCTCGTTTACCGGCTGCATCCAGGACATAAGGCCGCCCGCCATGATTTGCAGCGCATCGCCTGCGGTCGTGTCAAACAACTGGCTTTCCCGTGATGTGTCCGGCGTGCTAGTCTTGCTGCTGATTCCCGCAGACCGAGGTGCCATAAGCTCCGCAATCTCCTGCCACTGGCTCATCCATGGCATGCGGTCAGACTGCATCTGTTGCCAGCGCTTAGTCAGTTTTTCAGCCCGCTCTTTCGAGGCGTTTGGAGATTCAGGGCTCACCCGTGTATGATTGAGGTGCGGGCATTGACGTACCCAGTGTGGAACCGCCGCCGCCAAGTGTCGTCATGTTAGCGAGTATGGTCTTTTGCAGTCCGTTCTTCTTGCGAGCTGCCATCGAAGCCGTGTTGTCGGGCGCTTCGGGCCTTGTTGGAGCCACAGGAGGCGGAGCAGAAGGCGGCGGTGTTGCACCGCCGCCGCCAAAGTGAAGAGTGCGGCCCCAGTTGTTAAAAGTCGAGAGATTGACTGCCTGCATTGGCAGTATGGGCGGAACTCAACCCAGCTTTGCAAGGGCTTTTTCCAGTTCAATGAACCGAGCAGGCTGTCCGCGTTGGCTGAATCCTACCCACGGCAGGGCATAAGGCAGGTGTTTAACGGCCTCCTTGAGCGATCCGCAGAGCAGCCAGACAAACCAGCAGTCGGCGTGCTCTTGCGGTGCCGTCGTGCGTATATTTGCCAGACTGTCAGGCTTCCACGACTTATTTACTGGCCGAATGAGCGCGAAAAACTCAGGCCCGGCAAACACGTAGCCATTTGCTGCGTGCATCTCCATATCCCATTCCAGTCTCATGTCAGGCCGCGTGGAATAGAGCGCCTTGGCTTGTTCGTAGGGTGTCATCGTCTCCCTACAAAGCTGAATTTTGCCTGACTGCGCTTCTTTCGGTCCTGCGGATCGTCGCCAGCCTCAAGATTGGAGTTGAGAAATCCCTGCTCGTCAGCGGCTCCAAATGTAATCATTGAATCTGCCCCGTGCGAGTTGATATCGTGCAAAGGAAGGGGGCGAATCGCCCCGCTTGCCGCCTTGGGCTGTGTGCGATAGTTGCTCATACAGCCGATGCCGGATGGTAATTGCTCGCCAAATTCATCCTTTTGCGGCTTCTCGCAGGCTAGATCAAACCACATGCGAGAGAGTCGGTCACGTACTGCGTTGATGCCGTCCCATTTATCCCCTGCAATTGGAATGGTAATGATCTTGTGGTTTGGAATGCCTGCCTCTGCAAGCTGCTGCCTGTAGGTCTTGGTGTAGCCCTTGTCCCGATAATCCACATCATGCGGGAAAAAATGCTTGGTAATAGTCCGGCCCAGCTCTGATTCAAGCTCCCGGATCACCTCAGCGGCTCGTGTTGCGCCCGCTCCGGTGGTGAAGAAAAACCGATGCCACATGATGTCACGCAATGGTTGCTGCCCTAGCCAGCACGAAAGGCCGTCGTTACCGATGTCCCAAAACGTCCAAAGCGGGTATTTGGCCTCGATGCTCAGAGGGCGAATACGCCCGCGAGACTTCATTGTCACCATGCCGGGGAAGATTTGACCGCTCACAATGGAACGCACGCATTCCTCGGCAACTGTGGGGAACTGCGTCCAAATGTCGTCTTTCTGCTCGGCTTTCTTCTTTTCGTACCATGCCCAGCGCGAGGCAGGCAGTTGAATTGCGTGCTTCTGCTGCATCTCACGCATGTAAACCACGGTTTCGGCCTGTTGTGGCTCATGCCCCGGCAGATCGTAGGAAGGATGGCCGTACCATGGGAAAAAATGAAGCTTCCAGTCTAGGCGCGTGAGTGGTTTCCCAACCATAGAGAGAGCCAAGTCGAAGATGTCGCGGGCGATTGTGCCCTCCCCGCCCTCCATGGTCGTCTCAATATCAACGATGCCCGCCGAGCCGAGGGCATTAAGAGAGCCGCGCTTAACCTTTCGGGCGCGGTCAGGAGCTTGAGCTGACATAGGACCAGCTTCTGACCAATGCAATCTGCGTGGAGTGCCGCCCATAAAACTTGTTCCTGCCTCCTGCTTAGATCCATTAGACCATTGAAGGCAGCCTGCTGCATCTCCGGTAAGTGGGTTGGCCCTGTGAATCTCTCGCCATGCGGCAGCAATTGCCGGGTTAGGGTGAGTAGGGCCGGACTTCCACGCAGCACGGGCAATATCGAGCTTTTTGAATGCGTCATCTTCTTTAAAGTCAACATGGGCGCAGTGGGTTTTTGGGGTAGTAATGCACTCATCAAGATAGTCTAAGACAATCAGCGTGGACATGCCCAGCTTTCGAGCCTTGGGCGTCATGTTGCGGCTGTGACGGTTGGCGAGGTAGCTCTCCTGCTCAGCACGCAGCACAAAAGGAATCATGCCGCCGTTATCATCATCCTCGGGCAGGATTTGATACAAGTTCCGCATGCGCCAATCTTTCGAAGCGAGACATTCTGCGATCTGCTGAGGGGTGATGGTCATTTCCTGCCAAATGTTAAGGCTACTGCGTCCGCAAGGCCTGGAATCTCAATAGAGCCGCTGTGCTTGACCTCTTCGGGAGCGTAGAAGGCCATAGCCTTACCCACCTGAGCGAGCGCTCCAGTTGCCGCCTTCAAGTCTCCAACCTCTTCAGCCTTGCTAGCAATGCCTTCCAGTCGATCTAGCCACGTTTCCTTGGTGAGATTGAACTTTTTCTCTGCCGTCTCACCCACGCCTTTTCTCAATTCTGCGATTCTCAGGGTCACCTCAGGGTTTGATTCTTCATCATTGGCGAGCTTTGACCCCTCGACCTCAGCCGTCCTTTCTGTGCATTTGCCATCCCTGCTCACGCATTCCACATAAGCCTGACTTGCTGGCATTCCGAGAGCCACCGCCTGAGCGAAAGCTTCGTGTTTCTGGTTCTTTAGTGCTGGCATCGTGGTGTCTCCTATCAGGTTGATTACCCGTCTAAAAGTCAAGTCGCGTTAGCCGGACACCGCAGGCACTTCCGCAGCGGGTCTGGCTCAATCGTCCAGCGGTTGAACCGGCCAATATTAATCCCGCATGCAACGGTCTGCGTGTGAGGGTCCACAAGGTGCGCGGTTTCGTGACCAATGTTGGTACACCAGACAAATTGCCGTTTTGCAGCCTCAACAGTCGGGATTACTGGCGGAGTTTTCGCAGGCTTCAAGGGTGCTTTTTTGAGCCAATCCCTCAACGTAGAACGAGGAATTCCAAGAGCAACAGAAGCGCCAGAAACTCCGCCAAATTTGACCACGGCTCGTTTTGCTTTGATGATGATGTTCATAATCTATTCACCCCATGCCTTCCCTGCCACTTGGCAATAAACCCGCTCACCGGCCCGCCGTCGCCGTCATTCATGGCGCAGCGGCAGACTCTCGGCTCTGGTGACGCGCCCTCCTCGTCTACCGGGTCGCAGGTGATGGACACGCAGCCAGCCACGTAGACAGCCTGCGGATTGCAGCTTTGCCGCCGTTTGCAGCCGGTCACGGTAGTATTGAAGTGATGCATGATGGTTTCTTGGTCAGTCATAGACCTGCGGTCGTGTCGATTTCCAGCGTTACAAATCGCCCCTCTTGAGAGTAGGTTACGCCGTTCTTTAGGCACCATGAGTCTATGGAACTCACGTTGCCAAATGCGCTATAGGGCAGGGTGATAGAATGCCCTGCACCCTGGGTTTGCAGGTGGGCCAGAGCAGCAGTGAGGGCGTTGGATAGAGTAATCACGCATCACCTCCCACCAGCTTCTTCACGGGCTTGCCCAGATCCAGCGCATAAGCCACCTCGGAGCGTGCGCCTTTACTGTCTTCCCAGTCTGGCAGCAGCTCTTCCAATGGCGCATAGTAACGTCCGCACCCCTTGCGCCGAATAATCGCTCCATGCGTGTCTATAGCGGTAACGGTCACCTCGCGCTCATCAACTACCCGCACGATCTTTCCGCCTTGTATTTCGCACATGGGCGCATGGTGAATTGCAGCAGCAGGTAATTTCACGGATCTTAGCCAGTGGTTTTCGCGCTTCACTTCTCCCCCTCCTTCGCTGATCGGGCGGCTCGCCAGCTTTCCCACATGCCTTGGAACTTATCGTTCACATACCTGCCGGAAGGAGTGCGCTCTTTACGCATATTGGGAAAGGTGTCCTCAAACCTATTCCGCTCCACCTCCTCGGCGGAGGGTGCTGGTGAGTAAAAAGGCCTCCAGAAATTGCCACTTTCTAGCCCGATATGTCCCCATTGATTAAGCCAACGCCTTGCCTTGCCTGATTCTGTAATTCTCAGCATCTCTACGTTGCCCGAGTCATCCGCATCCTCCCTCGTCGGCTTCACGCTAACCGGCCTCCATTCAAGCAGTGCCAGACGCTTCTCTGCGGCGGCGAGTTTGTTCTCAAGCTCGTTGATCCGCTGCATTCGCTGCCCACTGCACTCGCGTTCACCTTCAAAGGCTCGCTTGAGGCCTTCCAACTGCCTCTCAAACGCTGCGAGCATGAGGCCGCGGACGGCGGCAACGTTTTCGTAGACGGCCCGCCTGCAATCATGCGCTTTCATGCAGTCGTCCACGCTCGGCATCCCCTCCCCAACATCCGCCATCCGCAGGCGGGCGCGTTCCTCGACCACGGCGCGGGCGAAGGCTTCACGGGCTGTGCCAAGGTGTGTGTAGTCTGGTTTCATGGCAGTGGGTGTTGGGTGGTGAATTTTGCAATGACTCTGGCTGCGATTGGTCCCGAGTCGTAAAGGCAGCATGGGCCATGGCTTGCGCCGGGATTGGCCGTGATGATCTTGAGCGCGTCCAGCAGCGGCCTCACATCCTCCAGCGGCACGACGGGAGGCGGGCTTGGAGACATTGCCTTGGCGATGTTGAGAATATTTTGCAGTGCCGAAGGGGCGTTCTTGGCGGAATCAGGAATGACCTCGCCATTCTGGCGGCAAAGCTCGATTTGCAGGCGCGATGCGCAGCCTACAAGCGCCTCCCGCAGCGCCAAAATCTGCGCCTGCGATTCCCGCAACTTCTCCCGCCATCCCTCTTCGATGCGGATCAGTTGCGCCTCCTGGAGTTCTTGTAGATCGGTGAATGGTGATTTCATGGCTTGAGCAGTCCCTCCAGTTTTTCAGCGGCTTCCCGAATAAGATCATTGTCTCCCTTGAATGCTATTTTAGCAAAAGCAGCCGTGAGACGGTCAAGGGTATTGATTTTGGCCTTTTTCTTCGCCGACTTCCCGGCATCTTTCGGGAGTGGGAGGATGGCGATGATGTCGGCCTCGCAGTTCCGTGTTTCATACACGTTGCCATTTGCAATGTGTGACTCTCCATCGGAGGTGAAATAAGGGTAGGCTCGAAGCTTTGGGTTACAGATTCTAGTCAGCGTGACTTCCTTTCCATTCCGCAGTTTCACGCGCTGCCCGACCTTGCACTTGCTGAGGTCGATGGGTTTCTTTGTTGGTGTGGGTGCGCTCATAGTGGCTTGTAGTTCGAGATTGATTCCCAAGTGGCGAGCATGCGTGGAATAACCGCCAGGCATCCAGCCAAGTCTTTCGGCAGGCCGTGCTGCATTATTTTAACCCAAGTTCCGTCTGGCAGCTCTCCGCAGATGTCGGCCTCGATTGATTCGACGCCTTCGTATTCGGATACAGCAAAGCAGATTTGCATGCCTGCTTTATCATCGTTGCAGGCGCAGCGCGTTGGAGTGTCGAACCGCTTATAAAAGCAGCGTGCGTATTTTCGGAATTGGTCAGGGTATTCTCGCCAGTCGTCAGCAAGGAGTTTATCAGGTGTGCTCATAAGTGTGGTGTAGATCAGGGGTTGGTTACTTAGAATGCGGGATGGTGTGCATTTCGCCAGATGCGCAGTTCAAAGCTTGGAGATTCCAAGTCCTCAGCTTCTCAACAAGTTCCAGCGGCTCGCCGTGCTCATTTGGATAGCGTAGCATGGCCTCCAATTGGTCGAGGACGATAAATGACTTGGCGAGGTAATGCCTTGTGTGGCGGTCGAATTCGCTCTTGGTAGTTTCTTTTTCCATATTGGCTGTTTGGTTTCTACTGGTTAAAACTCGGCCCCATCTCCTTCGCCTCCGCGCATGCTGGCCCATTCGCAGAAAGCTTGCGCATCGTGGCAATTACCTTGGCAAGCTTGCGGCCAATCTCCTTCTTGGACGGTCCCGGCTGGACGAGTGGGCGAGGGATGAAGTTCATGCTGCGGCCTCCGTTTCAGGTTCTCTCACCGGCTCGAATCGGAAGAACCGGCCTACTAACTCCATCGTCACAAAGGTGTACCGCTCGCCATCGCGCAGCTTCTTGAAGAAAATGCGGCGGATGCTGTTCGGCTTGTTGTCCTCCTCGGTCTTCTCCCAAGCCTTCTTGGTGCTCTTGACCTCGATCTTCTGAATCTGAATCAGGGTATCGGCGTCCTGCTCGATGGCCATCGACTCGCGCACCTCGCCCTCCTTGTTCTGCTGGCTCGGCATGATGATGTGAGCCCCGGTCATCTTCGCGCATTGTTTCGCCGTGCTGGTTATATGGGCAATCTCGCGCTCCCGGCTCTTGGAGACTGCGGATGTCTTGCAAAGCTGGATGTAGTCGATCAGCGCCACAATCTTCTTGCCCTTCGGGAGTCGCTTCGACTTGCGGGCGATGTGGCGGCAAATCTGCTCGATGGTCTTTCCTGCCACGTCGATAACGTGCATGTCCCATCCTGAAATCTTCTTGGCCTGCACCTGCAAAGCAGCCTGCTCACCTCGGGTCAATAGCCCCATTTTCAGGCTTCCAGCGTCAATTTTACCCTGCGAGCATATCATCCGGCGAGCCTCCGCCTTCGGCATCATCTCATACGTGAAGTCAATGGCGCAATGCCCCTCGCTGGCGACTGATTCGAGCATCTGGCGGCACAGGGAGCTTTTGCCGTCGCTGGACTCAGCGGCCACAACGGTAAGACAGCCCTCCTCAAGCCCGCCGTTGATTGCGTCGATGCCTTCAATTCCTGTCGTGATGCCTGGGATCTGCTTCCCGCTCTCCGCCATGGTCTGCGAATCGTCGATAACCTGCATGATCAACTCCTTGATGGGCTGATACTCCAATTCAGAGCTGCCGTCATCGTTTACAGCCTCACAGACGAGCTTTTGGCAGTGCTGCAAGGCGTCAGTAGCGGTTTCGTCGTTGATGCCCTGAAACGCCTGCAAATGGGCAATGCCAGCCGCAAGAGCGCCGATCATCTGGCGAAAGCTGAACTTCTCGCGGACGATCCCGCAGTAATAGGCGAAATGGGACGGGATGGGGGCAAAGTCGAGAAGGGCGGAAATCGCAGCCGGTCCGCCTACCTTATCGAGCTGTCCGCTTTCCCGCAGTGCGTAGGTCAGTGTGATGGGGTCGATTGGCTTGTTGGCGGCAAACAGGCTTACGATCTTAGATGCCACGGTCCGGTTCTGCTCATGGTGGAACATCTCAGGAGGCGGCGCTTCCTCGCAGCGTAACGGGTATTGCAGCAGGCAGGACAGGACGCACTTCTCGGCCTCGTCAGAGAACGGCAGAGCTTGATTCAGGGAGGCTAGAAGCTCCTCGGTTGTTGGTGGGAGGTTGTTCATTTGGCGTAATCGCGGGCGGCGGTGTAGTCGGCAAGGTCAACTGCGGTGTGCTTTACTCTTTCGAGAATCAAATAGTCTTGACATGCAAGCCAGCCTTCGGCGTAGCTTTCTTGTTTCTGGCCGGTGTATTTCTTTGGCGGTGGCGCGGTGGCGATCAAACCATCGGCATCCCAAATGCTAGCAAGGTTATTCCACGCTTCGTTAAAAGCTCTCTCGTGGTCGATCTGGTTGTTCATTTCTCGCTAGGGTCATAGTTCTTGGCACGGTCAACTTCGCCGTTCCAATTGTTGAGCAGGGTTTGCAGGTCTTGGCGTCGATACCGGCTCCCTTGA